ATCGCTGGGGCCTGGGTCTGAGAGGCCCAGCAGGCCTCCCAGGATGATCAGCAGGAACAGGGTCACGGTCATGGTCAGAACTTCTCGGCGCAGATCGGGCCGATGCCACGGGCAATCGACTCGGGGTCGGTCAGGTCACGGCTGCACACGCTGCAGCAGCCCGAGGCCCGACCGTGCAGGACGGCGGCGGCCTCGGGGTCGGCCTCGATGCGCTGCAGGTCGGCCAGCACGGTGTCGAGACTGACCCCGACAAGGCGTCCGGCAAACAGGGTCAGCGTGCCATTCTCGATCTTGCCGACGACGCCGGGGCAGTTGTCCCACTTGACCCAGCACAGGCTGTCCTGATTCTTCCGGGCGATGGTCAGGTTGCCGATGGTCAGCTTGGCGAGGCGCTGCATCAGGGCGTGGAGCTTCGGCAGCGTGGTGGCCGACGGCGGCGGCACGGTGGCCTCGATCACCGCGCTGTAGGGCTTGGGCTGGGACCACTCGATCAGCTTGTCAGCGAACGCGGCCTGCTTGTCCGAGGCGAACGCCTTGAACTTGTCCAGGCGGGCGGCCATGTCCAGGCAGGTGTGCTGCTTGCCGATGGCGAAGCTGTCTCGGCGCAGGGCGAACCGGGCGGCGGCCTGCTCTAGAGCCTGCACCTTGAGGGCGACGGCCTTCTGGGCCTCGACGGCGGCGGCCAGGGTCGAGTTGACCTGGGCGTGGGTGGTGCAGGCGGCGAAGTTGGCGGGGTTGAATGTCATGTCGTGGTCCTCGGTTGGTCGCTGGAAAAGCCCAGGCCTCAATTATGAAGCCTGGGTCTTGGTGCCGTCAAGCGGTTTGTTTCGGCGTTCGACGGCGCACTGCAGATGCCGTTGGCGATCAGGTCCCTGGCGGTGCGCCCGAACCAGCCCTGCAGGCTCCAGGCGAGGCCGGTGTCGATCAGGTACTGCCAAGCGGCGAAGACCTCCTCCTCGGAGTCGGCCTCGATGAAGCCCTCGGCAAGGCCTGTGGCGGTGTAGGCGTCCATGATGGTGATGTCCTTTGCAGTAGTGGTTGGAATTCAGACCAGCGGGAATTCGCTGTCGAAGGCGGCGAGGTCGATCTCGACCGGGGCGGCACGCTTGCCGTTGCTGGTGCGCTTGTCGCTGATGGCCCAGCCGCCGATGCCCTGGGTGGACCAGTTGCGATTCGCCAGGGCGAAGCGCAGGAGGTTGTTCAGGACGTGGGTCTCGTCGGTGTCGAACTGCTCGGCCAGCTTGGCGATGGTCGGGGCGATCTTGCCGTCCAGGCGAACGGACTTGATCTTGTTGGCGGCACGGTAGGCGGCTTGGCGCTCGGCAGCCGAGGCGTACTTGGCGGGACGACCGCGCTTGGGGGTGGTGGTCACGGCGGTCTCGACGAAGGCTTGGTTGGTCATGGTGCAGTGCAGTAAGTGGTGTAGGCCAGGGCTGTATTATGGCATTCCGTTATGGGTGATTGGAGACCTGGGCTGAACTATTTTTAGGTGCTTTCCCCTAGGGGCCCTCGCGTGCGGGCGCATGCGCCCGCGTGCGTACGCACCCGTACTACAGTGAAATAGTGTCCTCTTGTCCTAGGACAAAAGGACATGATTCATAAGCAATACGGGCGTGCGTGTGTGCGCGCACGCGCGCATGCGAGGCCAGTCGAGCCTCAGGCTTGGCTGCGGTGCGGTCAGTGGCTACACTCGCGGCCATGTTGTCAAGGGCTGAGATCAAGGTGTTGGACAAGCAGATCAAGCGTCTGGGGAACAGGCTCGCCTTCAGGCCTGCATGCGCCAAGGCTCCCGGCTGGCGTGCCGAGATGGCTGCGCTGGAGGCCAAGCGGCTGGCTGGCATGACGCGGCTGGAACGTGCGTTTCAACGCTGGGCTGCGTGATGGCCGTCACTGAAAAAGTGCGGAAGGCTGCGGGCAACCGAGGCCAGGGGCGCAAGCCTGGGGTGCCCAACAAGGTCACGACTGAGTTCAGGGACACGATCCGCAGGCTGCTGGAGGACAACGCCGACAACATCGCCAAGTGGGTGGCCCAGGTCGCCAACGGCACGCCAGCGGTCAGGGACCGTGACGGCAACGTGATCCACCCGGCACGCCCTGGAGACCCAGGCTTGGCCTTGGGCAAGCTGGCGCACCTCGCTGAGTTCGCCGCCCCGAAGCTGACCAGGGCCGAGGTCACAGGACCGGGCGGTGGCGACCTCACCGTGGTCATCAAGCACCTGGGCACCAAGCCATGACCGATGTCGTTTCGTTACGGGTAGTTCCCGACCATGTCGTCTTTGAGGCGTTCGCCTTCGTCGTCGGTCAACTGCCCAACGCCCAGGAGCGGAACATGGCGCTGGCCTTCGCCAAGCTGATCCTGGCCGCCGCAGTGCCACCCAGGCCCATCGAGCCCGCTCCGAGGCCGCCCAAGGCCTGGGAAGGGCCTGCGCGGGTCATCCCTGGAGCAGGGCCAGACCTGTCGGTCCACCGGCAGGTCGCATGGGGCGAGCCGCCCAAAGAGGACACGGTCTGATGCAGGCCCACCCGCTCTACGACGACGAGGCGCTGGTGGCCGAGGTGACCAGGGCGCACGCCAGGGCGGGCCTGACCATGCTCCAGCTTTGGATCACCCAGCCGACCGAGGAGAAGCACGCGGCCTGGGTGCTGGACGTGGTCGCCCCGCCGCACAAGGGTCGTGTCCTCTCCCTGGGCAGCGGCATCGGCGGCATGGAGGCGGCCTGGGCCTACGCCCGCCCGGACCTGCAGTTCACCCTGGTCAACCGCTCCCGTGCCCAGCTTGACCTGACCATCGGCCCAGGCGTGCGGGTCTGCGCCGATGCGATGGCGTACCAGCCTGACCAGTTCGACGGCATCCCGCCCGATGTCATCGTCATGGCGTACATGCTGGGCCATGTCCTCGCCCCGACGCTGCTGAAGCAGGCCATCGACATGCTGCCCCCTGGTGGCGTGGCCCTGGTGCTGGACATCTTCGACGCCGAGGACGCAGTGCAGCCGCTGCTGCACTACGACGCCCCGAGGTCGGTGGACATGGAGGCGGCAGGCTTCACCCGCGAGCATGTGCCGCAGTGGCACATGCACGGGCCGGTGGATGACATGGAGTTGTTTACACGTCGCGTGGTCGAGCGGACCAAGCCAGCCATGTGGGTGTACCGGGCATGAGCATCCTGCTGACCATCGTCGGCACGGTCGTCGCCCTGGTGCTGGTCGGCTGGCTGGCGTCGTGCGCCGGTGCTGAGAGGTGGCTGACGCTGAAGGAGTGGTGGGGATGAAGCTGCGTCGTCGTCGGAACAGCACCCGCCGTCGGGTGATGACCGTCACCCGGTGCATCTTTGAGGCGATGCGCAGGCACTCGGACCCCATCGATGCCAACCGCTGGCTGTCGTTGCGTGAGCGGTGGGACACCTCGCCATGACTGAGATCGTCCTGCCCAACGGCTTCGACCCCAGGCCCGCCCAGGAGGACCTGATGCGGTTCTTCGATGACGGCGGCCTGCGGGCCGCCTGCTGCTGGCCTCGCCGCTACGGCAAGGACCTGACGATGGTCCACCAGACCGTCAAGGAGATGTTTAAACGTCCGGGCATGTACTTCCACATGCTGCCCACCCACAAGCAGGCCAGGAAGGTCATCTGGGACGGCTTCGACAACACGGGCAGGAAGCTGCTGGAGACAGCGATGCCGACCCAGTTGCGAAAGGACACCAACCAGACCGAGATGAAGATCACCCTGCGTAACGGGGCGATCTGGCAGTTGGTGGGGTCGGACTACTACGACTCCCTGGTGGGGGCCAACCCCTTCGGCATCACGATGTCCGAGATGGCGCTGAGTGACCCGCGTGCGTGGCAGATATTCCGCCCGATCCTGGCGGGCAACGGAGGCTGGGCGGCGTTCATCAGTACACCCCGGGGGTACAACCACTTCCACGACGTGATGAAGATCGCCAAGGCCAACCCGGCGTGGTTCCGCTCGCACCTCACCAGCCTGCAGACGATGCACATCCCCGAGTCGGTGCTGGCCGACGAGCAGCGCGAGATGCCCGATGAGTTGTTCCGCCAGGAGTACATGTGCGACTTCGCAGCCGCCAACGTCGGGGCGATCTTCGGGCGCTACGTCGAGCAGGCCGAGAAGGAGGGCCGCATCTGCGACCTGGGCTCGCCGCACGGCGACAGCGAGGTCTGGTGTACCAGCGACATCGGCTACCGTGACAAGGCAGCCTGGGTCTGGTGGCGGCGCATGCGCGGGGGCTTTGAGATATTCCACTACGACGACGGGTCTGGCATGGACGCCGAGGAGTGGGTCGAGCGGCTGTCCAAGCAGCCGCGTGCCGACGTGCTGATCCTGCCTCACGACGCACGGGTGAAGACCTTCCAGTCCAAGCGCAGCAGCGTCGAGGTGTTCCTGTCGCAGCCGCCGTGGTCGAACTGCGATGTTCGTGTAAACGAGCAGCGCAGGAAGGCCGACAGCATCAACGCGGGCCGCCTGATGATGCGCCGCGTGCGGATCAGTGACGCCCCGGTCTGCGAGCCGTTCCTGATGGCGATGCGGGCCTACTCGTTCAAGTACGACGAGGAGACCAAGACCTTCAGCAGCGAGCCCAACCACGACTGGTCATCGCACCCGGCTGACGCCTTCATGGAAGGGGCCGCACGGCTGACCGAGTTGGAGCCCGCGCCGCCGAAGAAGACAATCATCGTGCCGAGCATGGACCGGGCCTTCACGCTGGAGGACCTGCACTCGACGGTCAACCCCCACAACCGCTCAAGCGGGAGACTCTGATGCCATACGGAACTACGGGTAACGAAACGCCCGGTCAACAGCCTGGGGCTCCGGGCGCTCCGCAGCCCCCGAAGGGCCCCCAGTCGGCCAAGAACAAGGTCGAGACCGGCAAGCAGTTGCCGTCGGAGCAGGCCGAGCAGGCCAAGAAGGACCCGGTCAAGCTGGCCGAGGTCTGGGAGAAGGAGCTTCAGGCTGCAAAGAAGGAGTTGTCCAAGTTCCACACCACCGGCAAGGCCCTGGTGCAGCGGTACCTGGACGAACGCGGCAGCGCACTGTCTGGCGAGGCCGACAGCAAGTTCAACCTGTTCTGGTCCAACATCGAGGTGCTGAAGTCCTCGCTGTACGCCAAGCCTCCACGGGTGGACGTGTCGAACAGCTACAAGGACACCAACGACGACGTGTCCCGGGTGGCCGCCAACATCCTGCAGCGCATGCTCAACAACGACGTGGAGGAGGACGACGAGTCCACCTACCCGGAGGTCACCCGCCAGTCGGTGGGCGACTACCTGATCGTCGGCCTGGGGCAGGTCTGGTATCGCTACGAGGTCGAGACCGCCAAGG